ATCAACATTTGATCGTCTCTATACACCTTAGCCAAAATTGAGGCCGCGCTGATGGCAGGCACTTTAGCATCCCCCTTCACGATCGCGTTGCAGGGTACGTCTCCAAGGTCTGGTGCTATGTTACCATCAACCAACACACTATCGGGTTTGATAACAAGACCATCGACCGCTCGCTTCATAGCCAGCAGAGACGCTTGTAGTATATTTAGTTCGTCAATCTCCGTATGGGTGACCTCACCGATAGCCCATGATGCGGCGCGCTCACGTATCTGTGCTGCTAACGCAACCCTGTTCTTCTCAGACAATGTTTTTGAATCGGCTAGCCCCGTAATGGTCTTGAGTGGATCCAAGACGACGGCCGCCGCTATGACGCTGCCAACGAGTGGACCCCTACCTGCTTCGTCTACTCCAGCGAACGGCTTCGTATCCATTTTACCTGGTTTTGTCTACATCACAAATCGTTCCACTATGTTGTCTACAGAGCGAGGTTTGATGTATAAATGGTTAAGCATCTCATTTGCGAGCACGTACTTGACAGTTCCCTGTATCGTGTACACAGAAGCTCTTGAATCCAGGTACGCCTTCTTATCATTGATTAAGGCTTTTAACTTAGGACTCAGCGTCTTCATGGGTCTGTGATTGCCTGGTTGGTCGGCCTGCTTACCACCCACGAATATACGGATCACGTCTTGTATATCGTCATAAAACTCAAATGGGGGAAACTTCTGGTTGTTATTGAGGTTAATAGGTACGGAGCTCTTAATGTTCGGGTCAGTGATCTCGTTCATAGTCCCTTTTACTCTTGAACCACTGGCTGTACTCCAATTAATGGGTGTTCTACCAGCTACAGATATGGGTCTCCAATATAGGTCGTGTGACGATTTCATTACCTCTGCGTTTCTGATTCCGTAGTAGTTTCTGAATGCGTACAGAGGGGACATGACCTCTGAGACGCCAAAGTCGGCAAGGTACGCGACTACCCCAGTATTCTTTACGTAGTAGGTCTTATCCTCAATTACGTACTCAAAGTAACCGCCAGGTTTGATCATCTTGATGAAGACGTTAGTGGACTTGATGTCACGGTGATGTATGGCATAGTAACGATGAATGGCGTACACCGCTATGAGGAGTTGATACAGGACGCTAAGCTGTTCATCAAAATTGTCGAGGGCTACATGCCCTAGATCTGAATCGGCAGACTCCATGAAAGTAACGTAGCACGATCCTGGCGCCTGCGATCCGAAGAGACGTTCGACCTTGCACCCGTCACACATAGCCATATTGTAAACGTACACGAAGTTGGGGCATCGACGGTTCAAGAGGAGGTTGTTCACGAGGTCTAGAATCCTGTTCTCGTGAGGATACGAGTTCTTTTTTATAGCCTCCCACTTCTGCTTTTGAGCGGTGCCCTTCTTCAACCTCCTCTTCTCACTGGGATTGAGGTATGCTTCCTTGATCACGAGGTCATCACCATTGAGAGTGGCTCTATACACCTGTCCAAATGACCCCTTGCCTATCTCGACCACATCTGAAAAGTTGGCCCTAAATGCTGGCGCGTTGGTGCCTGTCATGCACATGTCCCACTGGTCGGCATTGATAGCCCTGAGGAAGTTGTTGATACGCAGTCCCTTGTTGAGTCGCTTCTTAAACCAGGATGTGTTCGGGCTATCTCTGGCCAGTGGCGCGGTGTAATACGTATCAGTGGAGGCTGTAGCTTCTGCAGCTGCTTGTTGGGCTTGCTTGTCCTCGTGCCGTGCCCCGCTCATGACTTTACCGGTAGCCCACCTGACTAGTCCGCCAGCTTGACCATCCGGCAACCGCTTAATACCTTCACAATCTTTCTCAAATTTCTTGTAGGTAGGTCCACCAATTTTGATCTTCTTACCAGTTTTTGGGTTCACGCCTGGGTCGTCGTGCCACTCGATACACTCATCGACAAACTCGGATTTTAAAACACTTGGGTTTTTATCGCGGGGGTCGATATATATCGACCCTAAAGGGGGTTTGTGGAGGGCCGCAAGCTGGGCAGACGTAAGCGGTGTAGGTGGTGGTGGTGGCGCTGGTGGTACCTCGCCCGCTTGTAACCGCCTAATGCCTTCACAATCTTTTTCCCATTGTTTGTAGGTAGGCCCACCAATTTTGATCTTATTACCAGTGATTGGGTTCACGCCTGGGTTGTCGCGCCACTTGATACATTGATCGACAAACTCGGATTTGAACTGCATATCATTGGGTAGTGGCTTCACGTTTTTACAATCTTCTTCCCATTGTTTGTAGGCAGCTCCATCAATTTTGAGCTTCTTACCAGTGATTGGGCTCACGCCTGGGTTTTCTCGCCACTTGACGCAATCTTTGACATACCCGGCTTGGGGTGCGTATGGATCGATATATACTGCCCCTTTAGGGGCAGAGCCAGTACTAGGGGATTCGTTGGCGCATTCTATCTCAAGATCCTTGTATACCTTTCCTGTTGGTTTTATCTGTCGCCCGGTCCTTGGATTGACGGACGGGTCTTGTTTCCATTTTTCACAAACGGTCATTTTTAATATCGTGAGATAGATTCTGATCTAAACGTCATTACCGATTCCTAAAAGATGTCTTTGAAACTAACAGCTGAACAGAAAGAAAAGCTACGCAAGCTCGACGAAGAGATGAAGCTCAAGAAAGAGCACGACGAAAAGAGCCGCACTCGTCGCGAAGCCTCCTCGAAAGCCACCGGTATACCGGTGGATATCGTCGACATGGACGTCATCAAGATTGGGACTCTGTTGGGGATCATCAAAAAGAAGTCCATACTTGAGGGGGAAGAGCCTGACACAACAGGATCCCTTCTAAACTTGCTCCTTGGAGGTGAAGACACGTTTGAGATAGACCGGTCCAAGATTCCTCATAATTTCAGGAACGCACATGCCCTCGTCACAGAGGCAGACAAGATAAGCTATCACCAACAATTTGTACAACAACAATGCCAACACCTATCTGACATAACCATGTCATACATCAAACAAGAAATGACCAACATAAACAGTCTCATCACTGTTAACCTAGAATCAAATACCATTGACAACCTTAAGACAGTGTGTGTCGAGACTATTGATGTCCTTCTTGAGGAGTTGTGCGAAGACGGAGAGGACGATGATGAACTGTGGACAACTCTATCCACAGTTCGTAATGCTCTATTGGGTGCGGTAGACATCTGCGAGTATAAAAAGATCCTAAACGAACACATCGTCATGCTAAAGAAGGCTGGCAAACCTCACAGTCGCATCCTAGGACATCTGTCTGTGAACGACGTGAGGTTGTCGCTATACAGAGGTTGCCTCACTCAGACACAGGGGCCTATGACGTCTGAGGACTCGAATAGGTTGTCCAGAGAGATAGCTCTGAGGTGTTATATGAAGCCACCGGAACTCAAACAATTTGAATTCGATGATATCGTGAGGCAATGCTGCATACCGTCGCTCGTATGCATACCTATAGATGAGGTAATTGAGAACGGCCTGGTAGGCCCCTACCGCAACAACTCAATCGGTTACCTCAACGTCAAAGACAAGAGCCCATCGCCTTGGTCGTTCTACAACCTGAAGAGTATCAACCCCGACGGAACGAGGCTGTGGATCTTGGACAACAAGCTGTGGGTGCTGACTGACAACATGATCTCGACCATGACCGCATATATGATCAAGATCTTCAAAACCTTCTACCGCGAGTACTATGGAACAAACACCTTCAGACAAGGCTTCTGGTTGGCATCACACAACAGGCACTACGACGCGTTCATGAACATGATGAACAACCTCTCATTCATCAGCAATCATGCCATGTTCCATAAATTCCTGATGATGGTCCTGCAACAGAGATCGCCTCTCATTCCCACAGAATATGACTTCTTCAATCACATAGTGTACTATGACTTCCCCATCACACACACCCCCTACCTCACGTGTTTTGAAGACAACATGAAGCAGGTGTTTGACGAGTTGAGTGATGAGCATCTTGGTAAGTTGAAGGCCACGTTCATCATCCCCTACAAAAGATGAAATACGTTGAATTTAAGTTTCTGGAGCTAGTCGGGATAGGTAAAAGATGTAAGAGAATAATCCAGGTCAACATAGTACATGTATATAAGCATATTTGCACCTTGGCAATATACCTCTTTATATGATGCTAACCTTGTCATATAAAACATAAACATGAGATTTAAGGACTATTAACCATAATAAAAATGACTATAACAACCAAACATTATTCTCTTTCTATCCTCAATTCCAAGGATGAACATATCCCTTTCTCAAATGGGGCGTTCAGATTGAGCCACGACACCGAATACAAGGTCATGATTGCTAACAATCATACCTATTGCCAAGCAAATGCCACGGTTTATATTGATGGCAAGCGGGTGGGTAACTTTAGGCTCAGGGCTAACGACAACATCAAGATTGAACGTCCGGTCGATGCTGACAAGGCTCGCAAGCTAACCTTCTTCAACTGCAACAGTGACGAGGGCAGAGCTGGGGGTCTTGAGAGATCGGCCGAGTTGGGCAAGATCAGGGTTGAGATCCAGAAAGAGCATGAGCGTGAGCGTGAGTGTGAGCGTAAAGTGTTCGCTGACAGTACTGACGGAGGCGTCTCAAGAGGGCTCAGTAATTCATCGCTTAGATCATCCAATCAGACACAGTGTGATGGATCCGGTGGGACTGCCCTTGGCGGAGCATCCAACCAGAAGTTCTATACGGCATCTCATATCGAAGTGGAGCCAGAGGTATACAGGCTTGAGGCACGAATGGTCTTGGTTGCGGAGCCGTCTGTCGTTCCTTTGTAGCGGTCTATGCATTATCTTTACCTCATCAAAATGAACACCCAACAGCCGTTTCACCCAACTCACCCTACCAATGAACCTTCCCTGACAAAAGAGCAGGTCGAGGCTGCCAAGGATGAGCTTGTTAGAGATGTGAAAGAGTTCCCACGCATCAACAGGCGATTCGTGGACCCTCATAAGCCAGGCGATCCCAAGTTTGCCCTCTTTTCATACATTGAATATCAAGACGTGGACATGCTTAACTTCTTTGATGATATCAAGGACACCCTGAAGCCCAAGCACAAGAAGCAGCTTGCTGATTTGAGAGCTCGTTCTCAGGTTCCGAAGGGTATCGGCAAGATCAGGGGTGCCTACGTGACGCAGGAAGAGGCTAACCAGCGCGCTGAGGAGATTGTGAGGGATATCGACTCATCCAACTCTGTGTTTACATGCATCATAGGCGTTCCGTTCCCGCTGGTAAGCGAGGGTATGGCCGATGAGCTCAATGAGATCGACCTCCAGCAGCAGACAGAACACGCGATTGCCCAGAACGTGCGCAAGCAGCGTAGGAAGGAACAAAAGGAGATGGAAGATATAAGGATGCGCGAGGATGAGCTGATGCGCAACGCCGAGAAGGACCCCAATGCTGACGACCAGGAAAACTACACTACCCAGCGCGTGAAGCTGGCTCATCTCAGGTACTCGATCGCGGAGCATACCAAGAAGCACGCCGAGTGTATTGAGAACGAAAAGAATGTCGTGAAGTGGCTCATGGATATGAAGAGTCGCAACCCCCAATTTGAGGAGAATTACATGGAGAAGTACATGATCGGACGTAAAGCGGCACATATCCCTGATGACCATGAACTTGAAGGCTTCATGAAGTTCATGAACGACCCCCTGATCAAGCTAGAAGATGTGAAAGAAGATGTGAAAGAAGATGAAGAAGATGTTCAATAAGTCCATTACGTGATATCTTCGTAACCCCTAGGGGTTATGAACGCGATAAGTAGCTGGTATTACTCAATACATGCGCACTCCTGCCAGAGCGGCTGACAAGATGGGATGCTTGTCAGATAAGGATGCGCGAGGAGGAGCTGATGCACTAGTTGTACTTGAAGACACTTGGGATGACTGGGTCTGCGGGGCGGAGCCCCGCCCTGCGAGCAGTCGCTCGGCCTGCGGGCTGTTGTCTGAAGGTCGGGCGGTTGCGGGCGGCGCCTTCCGTCGCCTTGAAGACTCACTCTGATCTTTATTCATTCTGTTATACTTTACAAATTGACTTATTTTTGAAGGGTAAATTCAACTTATTGACCTAAGATCCTTTTCACCTGCTTTACGACTTTGTCCGCTGGGGGGAGGCCATCAATAATATAAGAGCTGTCCCTCATGTCCTCGCGCTCGTACGTCTTGATATATCCCTCATGTAGGAACTTGAGGTAGTCCATGCTTACATCTTGCTCACATTCACGGTTCCTGGCGCGCATGCGCTGAAAGCAGGTGTCCACGTCCGTGCTAATGTAGAAACTGATATCGGGCTTCCAGGAGAGGCGGTCATAGATATCATTGATGAGGCGTTCCTCGTCTTTGGTGAGGAAGCCGTTGTTGATTCCGTTTTCAACAAAGATCATTGAGGAGATGGGTGAACGTTCAACAAACACGTAGGCGTCGCCTCTGTGGGCGCGCATGCGATCGTATTGGGAACGCATAGAGTCAAGGATCTTGATCTGGAGCGCACACATCCAGCGCTTGGGGTCCTGGTAAAAACAGTCCAACAGTGTACCCCAATTACTCAGATCCTCCTCAAACACCAAGTAACCCTCCTCTTTGAGTTTGTTCAGGATGGTACTTTTTCCGGCACCAATGTTTCCATCAATACAGCAAATCAGAGGGACGACATCCGGCTCAGCAGAGACGTGTTCATCCTTGAAATTGAGGGAATTATTCTTGGTAGTCATCTTTGATACTTATCCTTTATTGTTGTATGTTGTTACCCATAATTCATCTATTTTGAGATACCCGCGTTCGGCCATCGTATACAAACAATACTCAGTAATTAAAATGACTGATGATATAAAAGTCTTAGTAACTGGTGGCACAGGACTGGTTGGAACAGCCTTGGCCCAATACGTCCAGCAAGACAGACATGAGGCAAATTGGGTGTTTGTGTCGTCAAATGATGCTAACTTACTTGAATGGGAACAGGTTCGTGATCTCTTTGCCTTCCATCAACCAACCCATGTAGTGCACCTGGCAGCGATGGTAGGCGGTCTCTTTCACAATATGTCTGCCAACCTCGAGTTCCTCATGTCCAATCTGCAGATGAACCTCAACATAGTCAGGGCCTGTAACGCGTACGGTGTGAGGAAGCTGGTGTCGTGTATGTCCACATGCATCTTCCCAGATGACAGAGCGGACGTCCTGAGAGAAGATGACATGCATAGTGGACCTCCCCATCTCAGTAACTTTGGGTACGCCTACTCAAAGCGCATGCTGGACGTCATCAATCGGGCGCACGCAGAGAGCGCTGACGGAGACAAAGTGTTTACATCCATCATACCATGCAACGTATACGGACCCCATGACAACTTTCACCTCAAACACGGGCACGTCATACCGGCACTGATTCATAGAGCCCACCTGGCCTCACAAAACGATCCCGATCATAAAATATTGAAGGTGGCGGGGACAGGCAATCCCCTTCGCCAGTTTATCTACTCGGAGGATTTGGCCAAACTGATCGTGTGGGTTGTGGACAACTACGACTCCTGCGAGCCCATCATCCTGGCTCCTGAGGAAGAGGTGTCGATAGGGGCTGCTGCCCGGGCTATAGCGGCTGCGTTCGGGATCGACACAGTCCAGTTCATGACAGATATGCCCGACGGTCAACACAAGAAGACTGCCAGCAATGATAAATTGAAGTCACTGCTGCCACAGGTCGAGTTCACACCATTTGAGGATGGTATCAAAAAGACAGTTACGTGGTTCAAATTAATGTATCCACAGGTTCGGAAATAAAAGATGTGACGGTTGCCCCGCAACGATGGCTGTGCCGATTTATCTGCAGTATTTAAAAAGATGGCACGGTTTTGCTTCAATGCTAACAGGGAGGACGCGATGGACTTCCTCAAGACGTTCTACGAACGCGTAGACGTTGACTTTGAAATTGATCATACTAGTTCGGACGAGAGCTGCATCATCCTCAAGAACAAACGCGACAAGGATATCTTCATGAACTTGAGCGAACGGTTGGTCGGCGTTAACGGCTTCTCACAGCCGTCATACGTACCCAAGTGGAAGATGATCCGACATAGGGGGCCGTTCCTGGCACAATACAAGAAAGAACCTTACTTTGGATCAGTATTGATCGACAGATCTGGGAGAGGTAAAAACGTCAAACTCTCTCCTGAGGGAGAAAAAGCCGCATTTTTGTACGCGGCTCTGTTGGCCACCCCAATGTGCGACCAATACAAAGATGACTCCACCTTTACCAACAACTACTTGAAGGACCTCAACACATACATAGACAAGGACCAATTCGCTAGGTTTAAGGACATAGACTGGCGAGATGTGGTTGCCAAGTACCAAAAAAGGAGCAAGATGGTGAGTACTGGTGATAAGAACAAATATGGGTTTGTTGAGGTCGACGGCCAAGTATACACAGCCACCCCTTTCGCGGCCGACGACATGTCTATTTACTTTGGAGATGACGACAAAGACGTGCAAAGGGGGCGAATCAAACGCGCAATC